GCATCTGTCAAGCGCGCCACAACCATCGTTAGGGCGTCCAGACCGGTGATCTGAAAGCGATGCCCTCGGTACCCAAGAGACATCCTCTGCGCTCCATCATCCAGCCCGGCAAAAGGGTTGCCGTTGTCATAGCTCAATGTGATGTATGCGGCCTGTTCCGGCACGCCGCCCTCTGATGCAGAGCCAACGGTATAGACCGGACCAACACCGAACAGATCCACGGGGGCGTTCGATTGGGAAAGCACGCCGCCTTTGTAAGGACTGGATGGTTCCGCTATCAGCAAACGCCCAGAGTTGTCCTGAGCGGTAAGCCCCATGCCGGATAACTGAGCATTGATCGCCGATACAACACCGCTCATGTTCACGAAGTCGGATGCCAGCGAGATAGTACGGCTGTCACCCTGATAAGTGAGCGTCCAGACAATCGCTGATTCGCTGAAATCGTAAGTGGCTGGAGAAGCCGCAGCCTGAACTGATGAAGGGCTTCCGCCCGTTCCGGCTATAGGAGGAACATACGGAGAATAACTGACCACCACCAGGTCATAATCGGAGTCCGTGGACAGCGTGACCTTCATTCCTGCGAAGGGGGCCAGATCATCCAGAGGTCCTGCAATCTGATCATATGCACCATCGTTGCTCACCATGAACGTATTGGGAGCCTTCAGCGTAACGCCGGTACCAACCGTCCATGTCTCAGGAAAATCGGTGCTATCACCGGCAAGGCTCACGCTCAGACCACCCAGAACCAACGCATCCGCCACCACTGACGAACCCCCGGACGCTGTCGAAGCCGTATCCAATCCTGAGGTACCTGCGTCAGTACCGCCGACCTCACCCACCGAATACCAGTTTTCGGCTCGCCGCTCCCCAGCAAGGCTGGCTCCTGGCGGATAGAATGCATACTGCACATCCGAGCCAAAGGCCGCTAACGGGGTGTCGCCGATCTTGATGCTGCTGGCCAACACCGAATGCTCACCAGCACCCACGCACAAACAGAGTGTCGTGTGCATCTCTCGCTTATTGACGAAGCGGGACACGGGCTGCACCACGTAATCCGGAAAGACCTTGCTGCGCCCAAGGACCTCGCGTACAGGCTCGTTCACCTTGGCTCGGTTGGCCTTCGCTGGGTTGGTGTCGATTGAGCTGCCTTGCCCTGGCTGCGACACATCCGGCGCGGCCATGGTCAGCACCATCACCAGCGCAACCGCAGCGATTGCCACTGCAGCCCACGCAGCAGCAGCTGCTGCGCCCGCTCCGCGAGCCTCTGGGTAAATTCGCAGATCGGTATCAGGCAGAACGACGAAGCTCTGCCACTGTTCCACTGGCAACGTTACGCCACTCACCTCAATACAGATTGGATGCGCCCGGTCCAGCTCGAACCCGGGCGCTAAAACTTTGATCCACTCCACGAGCAGGATCGGAGCGGTGATGTTGTGCGTTTCCAGCGGCTCCCCTTCCAACCGGCTTGGGTAGATGCGAATCATCGGTAGTACTCCACGCGGACGAACCGGCGCTCGAAACGGCGGATAGGGGTGAAGCTGACGTTTCGGCGAGGGTTGATCTCGAGCACCTCAAGCGCGCCACTGACCTCTACGACGATGCCGACGTGATCCTGCACGCTCCCTCGGTAGGCAGCGACCACAACGCCATGCCCTGGCTCGCAGGGGGTAACCGAGTTCTGAATCATTTCATCGCATGCCCGGGCAAAGCCCCCATCTGCCTTGCGCATCTCTGACCACTCTGGCCAAGACGGCAAGCCCAAGTCCCGGCGCACCTCCAACACCAGCCCGTAGCAGTCAACAAACGGCCACAGTCGTCCGCCCTCGACGTATTGGCCGAGGGTGTATTTATCGAGGTTCATAGGTAGCGAAGCCCTGGGAATTTGTTCAGGTTGTAGGTATCGCGAGGCCAGGCAGTATCGAGCAGATCGACGTAGCCAGCGGTGATCGATACCTGGGTGGCAGTGATCGTTCCGGATTTGATCTTAAAGCGGCTGGGCGCATGTGCCGGGGCTCCAAGGTCATCAGAGGTGTACACCCGATAGGCCAGTGACATGCTCCGACCGGCAGACAGCGCGGATCGAATAAAGGCTGACGCTACGCCATCAATGTTGCTCAGGGAAAAATTCAGATCCTGTGTGCCGTCGTCATTACGGGCCGGGATGGCCAAGTCCATTCCACAAGGTGTGCAGGTGACAACTGCCCCCGTTTCCAGCGTCACTACCAGCTCATCCCAGCCCTTGGTTAGGTAGTAAGTAGTGATGCCATCCGTGACCTGAAGGACCTCATGAATGATTTCAGGGCCCGCGCTGGCATACAGCCTTTTGAGAATGCTCACCGCGCCGCCCTCCTCAATCCATAGCCACTGGTGAGTGCTCGAGTCACTTCACCGTTACCTTGCGCCAGATCACGGGCAATTTCGCGCTTTGCCTGTTTAATGATGATCTTCATCTGGTCACCGTCGCGCTGCGTCTCAACTTGGGCTCCGGCGTAGTTGTGAACAGATACGTCCATTTTCCCGCCGCTGCCTCCTTGCGAGACGCGCTCCAGTGTTCGATCAAGCTTGGCGCTCGTTTCAGCCGTGGTCACACGCTCACCCTTCTTCAGGTTCCACGTGCCATCTGCCGGAACAAAGTCGATCCCGTCATGCGCTTGGCCGTCGAGGGATGCGCCAACCGCCGTCATCAGAACGCCAGCCGCGGCCGTTGCAGCAATAGCTGCACCAGGCGCAACCGCCGGACCTATGAAAGGAATACCAATCATCGAAGAGAATGCACTCAGACCTGCCATAGCTACCTGAGCTGCTGCATAAGAAAGCAGCGCTTGACCTACTGACGACAGAAAACTTGCCGCCAAACCCTCAGCATCCAACTTTCCCGTCTCCGCCCAAGTGGTCATGGCGTCCGTGAGGCTGGAGAATGTGTCGGCACCAACTGACTGCATGTTTCCGTAAAGGTCCATGCTCGCTTCAGCCTGAGTCGCAAAGCCACTGATGAAGCCCGCCGTACCATTCTGCTGGAGCTGATCAAGATCTTCGTAATACTTCTCCTGCATTTTCTTGCGCTTTTCTAAAGCAGCCTCGAGCGCATCTGTTTCCTTGTCATATACCGCTTGCGTTATGTCGTCGGCATCCCTCTGTTTCAGGAGGTCTGCCATTTGATCCTGATAGTCCTGCTCAATACCGAGCATTTCCAATGCGCGCTGCTTGACTGTGTCGGTGTCATAAGCATTGAGTAGTGGTGCATCTAGGGTGCGCTGATCGATTGTCAGTTGCTTATCAACACTCCCCTGGAATGCGGCAACTACCTTCTCATCCTCACCGGCTTTCTTGAGCGCCTTGCGAGCATCCAGCTCCTCAGCCAATCCTTTCAGTCGCTCCTTCTGCTGAGCGCTGAGTTCAGCCAGCTTTCCAGACTCGAACTCAAACTGAAGCTTGGCCACTTCTGTAGCGTCTTTTCGCGCATCGCCGGTGGTATTGATCAGGGCGATTTGACGCTGATAATCCGTTTCGGTGGACTCGAACGCTGTCTGGATTTTCTTCGCGTTCGCCGCGGCTTCCGATGCGGCCTTCTTTGCAGATTCCGCTGCAGCTGCAATAGCAGCAGGATCAACTCCACTGCCCGTACCTGGGGTTGTTCCCTGAGTGGTTTTTGCAATCTCTGCAGCAGCTTTCTTGGCGTTAGCCACATACTCCTTGAACCGATCACCTACTAGAGGTGTTTCAAGGTTCTCGTTAATGGAGGCTGCTGCTAAAGCTGCTACTCCAAACTGGATTTGCGCGTCCTTCGCAAACTGAGTAGCGCTGGCCTTGAACTCTCTTGATGTCTCCCCAAAAGACAGAGCACCCAAAGCTGTATTTATTTGCGATGTTAAATTCAGCGTGCGGCCGGCGGCGCGGGCGAACATGCCAACTAACGTTTCCGCGACGATCTTGAAAACGCGAATTACGCCATCGCCAGCGTTAGCGACAAAAGCTGATACCTCGACAATCTTGTCGCCTAAATCGCCAACAACTCCCTTGAGTCCTCCAGCCTCCTTCGCGGAGGTGTTCATGTCCTTGGTGAATTGAGCCAGTACAGGAAGGAATTGTGCGGCGAGGATAGTTCGAGCCGAGGAAATATATTGGCCTAGCCCG